TCGAATAACGCTAGGAGATGATTTTGTTCACGTTAAGCCCAACGTAAATGGGTTGCCTGGTGCTGGTCCAGGTGGAAATATGTACGTAACAGTCGATGGAGATTGTCATTTGGCAGTCGATGGAGACTACAAGACGCACGTTAAAGGTAATGCGACAACAGTTATTGATGGAAACTGGACAGTTGATATATTAGGCAATACAGATATATCTACGGTTGGTACAAAACTAGATGAATCTGGTGGAGTTCACACGATTAAGGGAAGTGTTATACACTTAAATCCATAATGTTTGAACCAAATACAAAAATGGATATAAAAGTAATCACTGACATTAAAGATAGGAGGGCCGTTATCATTGATAATTTCTACAAGAATCCAGATGAAATTAGAGAACTTGCTCTATCGTTAGAGCATAACGATTCGCTTGAATTGACTGGTGGATTACCTGGGCCGAGAGGAATTAAAGATACGCTCGAAGTAAAAGAAAAACTAAAGGATGTATATTGGCATCTATGTAAAAATTACTTCGGACTCTTTAATGAAGAAAAATTTAGTGAGAATTGGGACAATCAGATTTTTATGGTCAATGTTTTAAATGATGACACTTTAAAAGAGAAGCCATTAGGGATAATGCCTCACCAAGATTATTGGGAGTCTGAACCGGGACCTGAATTTCAATTTGGTGCTGTAGTCTATTTGAATACTCCAGATGAATGTGCAGGCGGAACAAATTTGTATAGTCATTATGGTAATATGAGTATTCCCACCGACTATCAACCACAGTGGCTTTTAAGTAAATATGATAATGAAAAGGGGTTTGATGATGATGTAGACTTTGAATATATTAAATCTAGAGTTGATGGAAACAATCCATATACTTGTGAATTTGAAGCAGAAATGGTGTATAATCGAATGGTATTATATCAAGCAGAAGTTCTTCACGGACAAAATGTAGAACTTGGTATGTTTACTGATTATAATCGAATCAATCAAGTTATGTTTATGTAAGGAGACAGAAATTGACACTACTCAATACAACCGCTAGTGTAAGCGATGCAGTCAAATCTGCACAAGGAACAAGTTATTTTACTGACGTAAATGATGCGTTAGGAAAACTTGGTGGGGAACTTAGGTCTCCTTCCTTTGACTCTTTAGATAATATGAAACAACACGCCCAATCCTTGGACGTTACTGGCCAAGTTGACCAATTAGCACTTACTACAGCATTCGGAAACGATGGTGACCAAATATGGGATGTACTCCAACAGGTACAAGATGTCTCTGATGGATTCACTAATTGTGGAGACTATATGCAAGACGCCTTGTTAGGCGCACAGCAAGACTTTGTTAGAAACTCAGGAATACAACAAGCAGGGCGAGAATTGTCCAGAGCATTAGGTCACGCAGACGAGATGGTTGATTGTGTCGCTGGATTTGCCACGTTATTTGATTCTGCAGGAATTATTGATGATGCTCTTGGAATGGGAGACTTACCACAGTTAAACAATCGTGTCAGGTCTATCATTGAGGATTCTACCAATGCTGACTCACTATCTAATATATTAGCAAACACGGCTGTAGTCCAGAACCTAGTCAACGATTTTAATAATATGTGTGGCGAGATGATGAGTAAGGTGAACGACCTTATTCAAAAAGATGTTGATGCAATGGCAGCCGCTCTGACTAAACTTGCCCAATGGGCCGCATTTGCCAAATTGGCAACTGGTGACCCTTGTGCCTTGGTCAATAATAATCGAATGTTATCTCATATCGCTGAACCAGTGATGGACGATATTGTTAAGTTATATCAAGGTGTGACCGGGCAATCAGTTTCTCCCACAGACCCAATTATTCCTCTTGGAAAGTTCTTAGGAAATCCAGTTGGAACAGTTGTTGATATCCCAAAATTAAGGCAGGCCGCTGGAGAAGCACTGCCTGGATTTAACACAGTTGCAGATGCAATACCTATAGGACAAGAATTATATTCAGAAGAATACACCACGACTTCACTGAATTATGTTAACGGAGTTGGATGGGTAGTACCTGAAGATGCAAAAACAGATTTTACAAAAGATGTCCTCGTAGGCAAATCTCCGTTCGCAGACGCGGCAGGCCTTTTCAGAGCCAATGCCGCGGAAATAGAACATAAAGCAGTATCAGAAAATCCACAGGCTGTTGCAAAAGTCCATATAGTTGGTTGGTGTTCAGGTGGTGTTGACAATAGAAATATGGAAAGGGGAATGTCTGTAAATAGAAGTAAAGAAGAATGTGCCGCAACTGGAGGCGAGTGGAAAGAAAAAGAAATGACAGACAACGAAGTCAAAATTGCTGGTTCACTAGAAGCGGCGATGGGCTCTGTAGCGAAAAGTCTTTCAGATGTATTTGAAAATATTGTAGGTGACCCGCCACCATCTAGTGGTTCTTCAGCATTAGCAGGTGGTCCGCCATCAATTGTAAGTAAGATTCGTGAAGCAGTGAAATCTCCGAAGTCTAACGCAGGGGCCAAGGCGACACCATTTGACCCAAGCAAACCACCTAATGCCCAAAAATCTAGCCCAGACCCTAATGACCCAATGCCATTTATACCATTGGAAGCGGCATCCTTTGCTCTCGCGGCAGTATTGCCTGGTTTAGAAGCAAAGATTAAAGGTGCAACTCCGCCACCAGATACAATGACTCAATTATCTAATATTGGTGGTGATATATCTTCATATCATCAAAGCAGAGAAGTAGTAGAATATGCGATGAAAACAGGAGACTGGTCCAATGTAGAGACTTGTGCCTGTGAGCCGAGGGCAGCCACAGCGGGTGCTGTAGAAGTCGGGTCGTGTGATTTTACAGGATTAAGTTTTCCAGAAGGATATGAACTAATCGAACCTTCCTTCTATACACCTGCATTCTTGGCCAAAGTAGAGGCCGCAGAATCGACAGGTTCTGGCGAATATGTGATGGGTGATGACGGAAGCATCTATCAATCTGCCGAAGTTGTAGTAATGGCACAGTATGGAGCCACTGTAGTTAATCCTTTTGAGCAAGGCAAAGAAGCGTGTATCAAGTATAATGGAAAATGGACAGCGACAGTTGAAGCAGAAGCAGGAGCCTCTGGCTCAGGCGGTACATTTGATATTGCAAATGCGAAGTCCAAAGAAGTGTGCGAGAACGCTAATGGCACTTGGAACTGTAAGAAAGGTACACCAATGTCCTCTCTAGGCAATAAAGCGATAGAATCGTGGGGTAAATTTACAAATAAAAAGAATGTGAATACGAGGTCAAAACTTCCATCAGATAAGGCTTTCGATACTGATAAATTACCATCATTAAACTTCAGTAAGTTCGTTTAGGAGATATTATGCCAGCAGTTCATAGATTAACAGATATTTGTACAGGACACGGGTGTTATCCACCAAGAGAGAATGCAAGTGCTTCTCCTAATGTCTATGCGAATAGTCTGGCAGCCCATAGAGTAGGAGATGCGTGGCAACCACACGGATGTGCAGTCTGCGTACCACACGGAGCCTCTCAAGCGTCTGGGTCTCCTAATGTATTTGTAAATAGTAAACCTTGGTCGAGAATTGGAGATGCAGTTGACTGCGGTTCTTCAAATCAAACAGGCTCCGGTAACGTATTTGCAAATGGATAGCGTGAAAGATTATAAATAGTAAGAACTAGAGGAAAATTCAATGCCGGCACCCATTAAAACAGCACGAGTTAGAAAATATCGTGATTTAGACCTTGATATGTTAGTCCATCCGATGACTCAAGACATTGTTGGGCGCTCGGATGTTGATGCTATAAATGGTAGCATTATACACATTATAAGAACACAACGTGGTGAGCGGGTATTTCAGAGTTCATTTGGCTCTACGATATATCATTCGTTATTTGAGCCGATGTCTACTGAAACACGAGTTATATTAGAAGGTGCAATTCAAGAGGCCATTAATCACTTTGAGCCTAGAGTAGACTTAACAGGAGTACAAGTTAATGCGGACCCTGACAGAAATGGTTACGATGTAACTATTGTCTATGTTCCAATAAATGAAGGGTCTCCTGTTTCCTTAGATTTCTTCTTAAACAGATTGAGGTAGTAGAATGGCAACAACAAATCCAAAAGCATTAGATTTAAGTAACCTTGAATTTGATGGAATAAAAAACAACATTAAAGAGTTTATGAAAGGGCAAAATGAGTTCGTAGACTACGACTTTGATGGCTCTGGAATGAGTGTATTGCTAGATGTAATGGCATATACCACCCATTATATGGGATTCCACACCAATATGGCTATCAACGAAGCGTTTCTTGATACTGCTACCCTACGGAATTCAGTCGTTTCTCACGCAAAAAGCATTGGATATATTCCAAAATCTGCTACTGCGGCCGAATCTATTGTCAAATTAACTTTCAACACGACTGGTTTTGACCCGTCTTATATCATTGTTGAAAAGGGTACACAATTTATATCTAATATTAATGGTACTCCAACCGCTTTCACGAACTTAGACACAGTAAATATATTTGCTGACGAGGGTGGTGAGTTCTCTGGAGAAATTAAACTCCATCAAGGCTCATTAAAAGGCCTTGAGTGGACATACGATGCTGTATCAGAGACACAACAATTCTTCATAAAAGATGACACTTGTGACAGAACTACAATCTCTATGACGGTTGATGACAAGCCTTGGGAGAATAATCAAGTTCTTTCTGAATTAAATGGTGAGTCTGCTAACTTCTTTCTTCAAGAGGGTTTAGACGGAGTATCTGAAATTTACTTTGGTAATGGAATCTTCGGCAGAAGGCCTCGTGATGGACAAGTAATTAGAGTTGTTTATTTAAGTACGAAAGGTCACGCAGGTAACTATACATCTACCATTAATGAACAAACATTTTCACTTGAATCTACTATTGATGTTAACTATACAGCATCACAAGTAACTGTAGACACAGTGGACATCTCTTCTCTTGGTGCTGAAAAAGAAACTACAGATAATATTAAGACTACTGCGCCTCGGGCATATGAGAGACAAGACAGGGCAGTTACAGCCGAAGATTATAAATCTATTTTGATAGAAAAATATCCAAACATCGAATCAATTGCAGTTTGGGGCGGAGAAGATAATGACCCACCACAATATGGTGCTGTCTTTATCTGTATCAAACCGAAACACGGTCTTGAGTTATCGCCACTAACAAAGCAACATCTAACTACGGATATTCTATCAAAATATAATATGTTGGCTATCAATCCTATTATCACTGCACCAGAATACACATACATTGACGTAGAAACGGCAGTTAAATATGACCCAGTATTGACTCCGTTATCTGCTGGCGAAGTTCAAACAAAGGTTATCGCCGCGGTTGCTGAATTTTTCGAGGGTGAACTTACCCAATTTAAAGTAACAATGCGATATTCTAGACTTGTTAATACTATTGATACGGCTGATGATTCTATCAGTAACAACTTGACATCCATTAAATTCTATAAGAAATTCTTTATACAAGCATCGAACACTGTTGGTAACTACATTTTTAAATATGATAATGCTATAACTCCTGGTTCTGCTGTATCATCTGTATTTGGGAACACAGAAGCAAGTACCCAATACGCACTACTTGATGATGGACAAGGAAACATACTTTTGTATGATATTGCTAATGAAATATTTTTAAATACACAACAAGGAACCATCGATTATGAAAATGGAATTATTGAGTTAATTGGATTCAAGCCAGTTTTAGACACTAACTCGGTAATTAGTTTGTATGCTACACCTCAATCAAACGACATTACTGCAATCCGAAGTAACCTACTCGTACTAAATAATAGTAGTGTTACGATGCAGAGTATTAATTGATGGGTGTAACAGCGAATGGCTAAAGATAATTTTTCAAAACATCCAGCGAAGTTTTTATCAGTCTTTGTTGAAAGAATGGTTCCCGACTATGTTCGGGAAGACCATCCGATGTTCATCACTTTTGTTCGCAAGTATTTTGAATACTTAGAGCGAGAGACTGGTGTCAATGGAGAACTGGGTGAATATTCCCAGATAACAGACCTCATTCAGAACGTGGATGTCGACCACGCTCTGGACCAATTTATTCCAGAATTTGAGAAGCAGTACCTCCACGGTACTCCTCATACTGCTATCGACCCTACTGTACCTACTACAGATAAGTCTTTTCTTTCAAAAAATGTTCAGCCAGTCTATAGACAAAAAGGTACCACTTCTGCACTAGACTTCCTCTTCAGACGAGATTTCGATGAAGATGTTGAAACGATGTATCCAAAGCAATGGATGTGGAAAGCATCTGGTTCTGTATGGTATGAGCCACAATGGATTACACTACTCACAGACAAAGAGACAACCGACCCGGCTTCAGAATATTACGAATTAGTTTCAAATGTTCACGATGGCGAAACAATCAGGGCGGTATACAATAAAAAGATTGTCGGACAAATCTCTGGTGCTACTGCATTCGTTGATATGGACGAGTCAATGTCGTCCGCAGATTACGAAAAAGTATTACTTACAGAAGTTAATGGCACCTTTATTAAAGATGAGCCTGTATGGGAAGATATAGGAACACAAACTAATGTAGTTCCATTTGTTGGAATTATTATTTCAGATGGCACACGTACTGAAGGCGAATGTATTGTTAACGGGCATCGATGGACCGATAAATGGATTCACGTTGCTGGTCTGCAAAGAGAAGTCGCTTATCTCCCTCCTAGAAAGTCAATTACAGGAATAACTTCTGGCGCCACTGCTGAAGTTGATGGCTTTGACGTAGACTATACGAAATTAAATCTCTTGAATGTTGATGGAGATTTTGAAATCGGAGAAAAAATATTTAATACTGGTGGTACTTATTGGGAACCAAACCCAACTGTATCATTCTGTACATCATCTGATGATTGGCCGATGTACTCATTTACTAATGAGATTGATTGTAAGGCCGCATTACATCCTGAAGGTTGGAACAAGGGCTCCATTTATTATGGTGAGTCTGCTTTTCTTGATTGGTATCCACTAGTTGATGTAACGACAACTGTTCAAGATACTGAAAATAATATTTTAACTGGCGTGACCGAACCAGCGATTACACGGGAAACGTGCGAAGCACTTCACAATATAGATGAGCAACCTTTAGTCAATACTGCCGTTTGGAAAACAAACGGATATTGGTTAGACTCTGCTGGTTTCTTATCGTCTGACAGAAAATTACAAGATAACGATTACTACCAGGACTTCTCATATGTTGTTAAATCAGAAGTTCCGATTCAATCTTATCGAGAAGTTCTAAAGAAACTGGTCCATCCAGTTGGTCTAAAACTATTCGCTGAATACTCCTTCCAGTCTACAGTTGACTTGAAGATTGAAGTACCCACAGATTATGCGAAATTAATCATAATGATTTTCTCATATCTTGACGTAGCAGTCGATATATGGGACCAAGAGTCAGAACAACACGGTCGTCTCGGTCACGCTCACGAAGGCTTTGCAGTATATCTTGAGAAGGGCTTTGAAGAGTACATCATTGAAATGATGATGAGACTTGATGCAAGGATGGCTCTTATTACTCCAGATAACTGGAATACACCTGGCGAACACGTTGGTGTAGATATTCAGACTGAAGAGCCACTGAAGATTGGTACATTTCTTAAAGAAAAATTATATACGATATCTTGGCTTAATGCAGAAGTTAAACTTGGTCTTGACGCATACCCAGAAAAAATATTGTTTGAATTCTACAATCTTCTTAGAGTTCTTCCAATTGACGAATTTCCGCCTTCTGTCACTGAATTAATTATTAGAGATGACGCGGCAGGTGCTACTGATGGTCGAATGGTTTCTTGTGATGTCTACGAACTTGGTGTTTACAAACATCTACGCAAAGTTCTCGAATGGGTCGAAGCATTTATGCCCGAGGCAGAATATGCCCCGGAGAAATCTTATGGACATTTCGAGACACACAGAGAAGAAACTATTGTACAGAAAGTATATGGTGTTACTAATGATGTTATTGATTCAGTTCAAATACAAGCATTTGAAAACGCTCCGAACGAAATACATTCTCACGGAAATCAAAATGGATTTGCACCACTTGTAAATACAGTAGTCACTAAAGGTCTTGAATTACCGAATATGACTGTTGGTGCGGCCGCATTCCACGTCCACGAATTTGAGTTTCCTGGTGTGGAGATACCTAATTTAATTGTTCACGGCAAAACGGCTACTACTGCACCATTATCTTATGAACAAACACGAGCATTAATAAACAGAGATTCCTTTGAGATTCCAAAATTCTATGCACTGAAACACGATACAGCATTCATCCCAGAAGCAACGAATCACGAACATTGGTTTGAAGAAGCACAAATTGTAGACAGACAGCGTGGTCGTACTTCAGATTGTCTAACTAGGCCACAAGCGAGAGACTTAATT